TCATTCCTCGTCTCCCTCCAAGATACTAATTTCATTAGGCTGGCCAAGGTTGCAATGAGGGCAAATACCATAACCATTACCATCATCGCCAACCCAATACTCAAGAGCATGACCACACTCACAAAACCACTTAGTAGCAGTGATTCCGCTTTTTGGAAAATTGATGACATTGCTCATTAACCAACCTTAATTTTTACGCGGGAATCTTCTCCGCTATCTTTGTGGTATACCACAGCAGTCATTGAACGCTCTGCTCCGTAGCCAGAATCTGAGTGCCATTGATCGGTGGCGGTCAGGCTGCCCCAATGCTCGAAGTGCATAGAGCCAACTTCACGCGCTGTATGGTGGTGAATATGCCCCAGATGACAGTATCTATTCTTAGACTGGCTCCACTCATTATCCAAATTTTTAATCACTGCTTGCAGTATCTGCTCATGTTTGATCCTATCGCCATGATGAAATACAAACAAATTATTGTTCCACTGATAGTGAATGAACTTAGAGTAATTAGGTAATACATTGACTCGCGGCTCCTGATCGTACAACAGCTCAAGGCAGCTAGACAGGTGGCAGGCCATGTCGTGATCGTGATTGCCTCTAACATTGATTACAACAACCTGCTTATGAGTCTCCAGCATCTTGCTAATAAGCACTTTAAATAGCCTGCCAGCAAGTTTAAATGTTCTTGAGATTCTGCTGTCCACGTCAACGGGGGTGCCTTTAGTGGTGGTGTTAAAGCTAGAGTCAGCATGGAAGAAATCACCTACATTGAGAAGAACACCAACCTCAGCATTTCCGACTCGGTTCGACAGCCTAGACGTTGAGTCAATCAATATCTGAGTTGCTATCTTTATGTCCCAATCGTCTGAATCCATTTTAGTTTCGCTGTCGGCAAGCATGCCGAAGTGGTGGTCGCCAATCATATACATGGCTAGGTAGTCAGAGTCTACAGCTTTAGGTTCTTTTGTGGGCTTCATAAACCCTTTTAGATCGTCAGTCATGCCGTCCATCATGGCTTCGATCTTGGCCTTCATGTCGCGCCTCTGAGGCTCTTGGATTACCCACTGTAATGCTACAGTTCCATCCTCTTTGTAAGCGGTCGAGATTCTCTTTGCGTCAAACCCCTCTGCGGTCTGGTGTATTAAGTCTCTGTGCGGTGATACACCTTTACTAGCTGCGCGCTTTTCTAAACGCTTCAGCATAACGTCTATTCCGCGCCTGCTGCACTTTAACTGTTTAGATGCCTTGTTAGCTGATCCTAGATCGATTACAGCGTCCAGTACCTCGTGATGCCTTTCAGTGGTTGCAAATTCCTTCAAAACTCTCGGGTCGATCTTACTCACTATGCCTCCTGCTGGGCTTGTAGCTCGGCATACTCGCTTTCTGCGGGTATTGATAACCGAATCCCCTGCTTGGTAGCCCAATGATAGACGTTATCAAGAAAGTGCACAAACTCGCCTTTAGTGAGCTTGCTGGTGCTTTTGACTTGGTCTGGAATGTGCTGGTTACCAATCGAGTAACTAGCAGTCCCTAAAAACCGCTTTTTTAACCACAGCTTCCATACCTCGGCAGGCTCTTCGTGATCGATCTTGTGGCCCTTGTCTGCCATTGCGTTAGCTATCTCCCTGTACCAGATATGAGACATAGCATTCTGGCTTAGGCTTCTAGGGTTTTGGTAAGGGTCTAATTTGACAACCATCGGAACCCCGTAGTCCCAGTCCTCCATCCGCTTTAGAATAAAGGGTAACTTTTTTTCTAGCTCCTGACTGTTGCCGATTTTAACGTGATCACCCTGCGTCACAGTTTCACCCTGAGCCACTTAGCCATTATGCGCTCCGACTTATTTTCCAACCTACTTGCAGACCTTACACGCTCCCTAGCAGCAGCATCATATCCCAACCTGTTTTTAGGGTAGCTTTCAATGGCTTTAAGATCACTCGGAGTGCAATACTGCTTGCCGTATAACCTGCCTTTTAGAGTGCTGTACTTGATAGAATCAGGCTTTAAGTTGTTGCATACCTTCGTATACTCAGCAATGGTGTAACACTCGCCATTCTTTAGATCAGGGTGGTGGCCTCTAAACTCGACTAATCTTTTTGCATTTTTGCTACGCATTCTTTAATTCCCCATCGTAATAAAATCCGAACTTTTCCAGATAATACTGTTTCATCATTAACTGCATATCTCCGTCTAGCCAGCTAACGTCAGTGATTTGCATGTCAATAGACTTGGCCCTTATGCTTTCATTCTTGCTTTGCTTTTTAGCTTGAGGTGAACCGCCGCGATCTTGGGCGCGAGATAGCCAGGAGTTGACAAAGCGTTTGATGCCCTGCTTAGTCTTTCGCTTGGTGGGGTTAGCGTCGCACCATGATTCCATCGCCATTAGCTCTTGGTGGACATTGATAGCAGGGTAGGTGCGCTGCCACTGGATAACATCGGCCTCATCTGGCTGCCAATCTTCTTTGGTATTTAGTAGCATTATTCACCCCCGTGATAGCTATTCTTTCTAGTGCGGAAACTAAACAGGTTGCAATGCTCTGGATAATCCTGAGCAAACTTCCTTGCGTAGTGGCTGATCCAGCCGTCGTCTATCTTAAACTGGCTATCAGATTCCTCAATCATAGTCTCCCAGCGTATACGGTGAAAGATATTTTTAGCAGAATAATATGACCTTCTAGCTGCTACCTGCAATGCAAACTCAACAAACATATCATATATCTGAGGGTTGTCGTGATGGTGATTAATAAAGTTTTCTTGTGACCATTTACCGTTCATGTTGACCTCCTACAGTCAGTGATTAATACTTTTTACAGGTATATAAATCTTCTTTGCCTTCATCGAGTTCATCAATAAATAATTTTACAAGTTTCCTAAACTCTTTATTTTGCACCAAACACTGCTGAAAAATGTTATGTAGAGTCCAACCAGTAATCTCTACTGATCCATACCAAGTTTCTATGCTGGCTCTTGCTGAATATATTCTATTAGGCATTTTAATAACAGTGTTGCGAATGTCTTGTTCCCTGATACTAAACTGAGCATCTTTCTCATTCTGGATGCCATTTACTGTAATTCCCATTTTGTTCTCCTATGGCTCGGCAAGCCTCGCCTCGTGTATTGATAAATTATTTTTGTTTAAACTTTCTTCAAGATGATCCAACCCTTTACACTTAGCAAAGCATAATTTACAAATCTAAGGGCTTAAAGCAACTTAGTGACTTAATCGTATCCGTATTTAGAATCAGTAGCAGTTCCGTTGCCCTTGCGCCTAAACGCATTAATCGTTATTTCTTGCTCGGCAGTCAAACCAACCAAGAGGTGCTAATAGAGGGGTCACTCTCGTTCATGGGTTACAAATTCCCAATCCACACACCCGAATACTTTTTGCAGCTTATTCGTTCCAATATTAAAAGTAAACCGAAAAGGTTACTTAGAACCAAATGTTATAAAATCAGCTATCGTTATATCCAAAGACAAGCATATTAGTTGGATAGTATGTATCTTTAAGTTCTTGCTTTTACGCCAGCGCAATACCTGCTGCGGTGAGGTGTTAGCTATTTTTGCAAGCTGTCGGCTGTTTACGCCTTTGCTGTTTTGTGCGGCAATTAAGCATTTGCCTGTGTCGATTAATTCCATGATTTAAAACCTTGTGTTATATTAATTAGGTCGGTTCCCCCGATCGACAACCTCCTATGGTTTGCCCCCCGAAAGGGGGGCTTTTTTAGCCTAGAACGGTATATCTTCATCCAACTGCTCAATGCTCATATCGGCCTGCTTTGCAGGTGCTGCTGCCTGACCATCGGTAAAGAACACCTTTACATTACCAAGAATAGGGGTTTGCACATTAGCTTCGCGCTCTTCTTTGGTGGTTGACTGGCTGATAAAGCCATTGTTCTCGTACTGATCCTGCTGCTCCGTATCCACAAAGGTGGTCAGGTCAAGGTAAGTACCCTTTGCCCCTTTATACAGCCGAGACTTGTCGATCTTGGTCACGTCGATTCGTACAGATAATCCTACTTTCATTTTAACTTCTCCACTTGGTTTAAAATTTCCGCCACGGCCTTATCGACCTCAGCAGACAGTTTTGCGATATAGTCATCATCGCGTTCTACACGCACTAGAACGTGCGGCATTTCTGGATGGTAGGCAAAAAAGTCCCACCAATCACGTTTAGTTATCCACATACAGCCTTGGATTTGCTGCCAGTATTTCTTAACACCGACCTGCGGGTCTCTGAGATAGCTGACCATAGTCTTAGGAGCAGGGCACTTTATTTCTAAACCGCCCTCTTCTTTGATCAAACCGTCAGGCGAG